TAGTTGGGAATTCTTGGTTTTCCTTCCCAAGGTCCTGACTTTGGTGGTATTGTATCATATTTCTCAATGAACAGTTCTCGTGCTTTATCAACTTTACTGCGATACACTATCATTGCTTCTAACAATTCTTTATTGTTTACATAATGCTCTGATTTCTTTTTTGCCATGGTGAACCCATTTACCTATTAATAAGTTAAGTTTATTATAGCACACATTAAGGGGGCTTGACAACTATCGAAATATTGTGTAGACTAGGTTTGTCCCCGTTAAAGATAAGTACTAGCTTTCTTTAATACCTTTATATAACTCTTCAAGTTTCTTACGAGCATCCTCTACTGAAGATACATATCCCATCTCATTTGATACTTTTACTTCACCCATAGGTTTATAAACATCGATACTATTATCATTATTTAAATATTTTGTGTAGATATCAATAAGTTTTTTATCTGTAGTCTCAGTCATTGTAATTATCTTATCAAGTTTAATCATAAAGAAATCATCACTGGGCAATTCCATCCAAGGTCTTACCTTCACATAGGATTTTTCTTTTTCATTGATCAATTCCATAATTACAGGATTTTGAAGTACTACAATAGGATCTCCATCATTCTCATCTACAGAGATTATCGATAGAATCTCCTCACCAGACACTAGTTTTAGAATACAATAAAAATCTTCTCCCATCAGTTCTTTAGTGGTATGTTAACAATTTCATAATTAAAGTTTTCCTCATTGTAGATTTTAATTCTTTCGATTAAGTGATTGAGTGTATAATTTTTTCTTGACTTATAACTGATATCATCGGCAATATCATATAGAGTTGCTTTTACTTTGTTTTCACCTTTTCTGAGTACTCTGCCGATAGATTGAAGATTTCTAATTCTCGATTTCGATGGTGACGCAAACACAACATTATGTAAGTTACGAATATTAATACCGGTAGAAAAAGTCCCATAGGATGCCACGATAATTGCGTTTGATTCCTTTTCGGTTATTTCACGAACTCTTTCTCTTTCGTCAGTTTCTACACCACCGTGAATAAAGAAAACCTGACGATCACCAACCTTACTACTATTTATTAACTCATATAAAGGTTGTCCGTGACTTTCTACTCTTGAAAATAATACAAGAGTGTTACCTTTTAGATCTAATGTGAGATTTTTAATAAAGTTATTGCGTTTTTGATGGGTGATAAGATACTGAACTTCATCTTCAAATACCTCGAATCTATTTGGTGGGTGTTTTAATATCAGTATTTTAATATCCAACTTAGCAAGATAACCTTTCTTCATCAGTTCATCAGTATTGATAATTTTATAAGAAGGTCCAAATAATCCTTCTAATACCCACTTATGAGTTTGACTTCCATCCAATGTTCCGGTAAAACCAAAACGGTATTTTGCATCACAAAGTTTCGTCATTATAGATATTAATGACTTGGATTTAAACTGGTGTGCTTCATCTCCTATGACTACATTAAATCTGGCAAAATACTGCTTAGGCAATTTGTAAATACTTTGCCAGGTAGTAATAATGACTTGAGAATCAGTTTCTCTTTCTTTACCCGCATAGATCTTGTGGCAAAATGAACCAACATCCCATCCATAGTCTGCAAAATCTTTATACATTTGTTCTACAAGGGAAGTCGTCGGCACAACTATCAGAATATTTTGTTGCTTCTCAACGTAATATCTCACAACAGAATATATCATCAACGACTTTCCAGAAGCAGTTGGAGATATCAATAATTTTCGATTATGTTTTAAAGCGTCGTATACTCCCTCAACTTGGTAATCGCGTGGGGCGTGTCTACTAATAGCAGCCATATAATCTTTCACACCTTCCTTTGAGATTCCCTCATTTATCTCAAAAGGAAGTCCATAGAACTTATTGTCTGCAAATTCATATGTGTATTCGTGGTCCTCACAGAATCTGATAATTCTGTCTAAGATCCCAATATAAATTTCTCTTGTATCTACATTAAACAAATATATGCGACCATCCCACCATTTATTTTTATATGAAGGAGAAAACTTGGCATTTGGAACTTCAAATTGAAATGCGTCTCTTAATTCATAATAGATATGAGGTTCTGCTTGAATAGTTAAATACACCTCATTTTTCTTTTGAATTATAATATGTCCATTAGAGGTACTTTGTCGATTTGTAGGTTCCATTATAATTATAGTTCAATTGTTTTTTATTAGAAAATGAACGACCTTCTTTAATATATCTTATTGCGGTGTTCCTTCCTATAGAGTATTTATCTACTGCCCATCGTGCTGCTTCATTGATACTCTTAAACTTTATGCCCTCAACTTCTATTTCAATTCTTTGTGTATTGCAATTTAATGTATTTGATGCTATCTCTATTTTCTTTTCATTAGACTGATTATCCCATCCATCTTTTATTTTTTTTGCTCTCCATTCTTTATGAAACTCACATTCTTTCTTACCTAATGTTGAGAGTCGGCATATATCTTTTGATTGTTGGGTATGCTTATATCCCAATACTCCTTCTCCACCAAAAGTTGCGTTATATTCTGGTTTTAGTTCTTCTATTAATCTAGGTTCTTCTTTTTTCAACAGAAAATTTTCATCTCCTTCCAACAAAATATCAAATGAAAAATTATCTTCTCCATATTTTTTAATTGCTCTAATGATTGGTTGATTATTTAATTTTTTACTACGAGCAGATGATAAATGTTGATTAAATCTTAATTTTGGATTTTTTTGACTAGTAAATCCAATATAAAATTTTCCATTTATATTGTTGGTTATTTTGTATATGAATGCCATAAACATATCTCCATCCCAAAGTATTTATAATAAAAAAGAGGCATTTCTGCCTCAATTGAATCCTGATTGAAATTTGTGCCATTCTATACTATTTTTAATTTGATAAGTTCTGTTAGAGACTGTTTTAATAATCTCTTCTAAAAACTTTAACATAATGTCATAGTATCTCATTTTAAGATCTATTTTAGAGAGTCCC